GTACGAACCTCCCTTTACAGGAACCTACGGTTCCCCGTACGCCCCTCCCTTTACAGGAACCTACGGTTCCTTGTACGCCCCTCCCTTTACAGGAACCTACGGTTCCCCGTACGCCCCTCCCTTGGAAATGCCCACCCTTTGGGTGGGCATAACGATACGTGATTACCAGGTATTTGTAGATGGTTCTCCCCATTTGAAACTAAAAAGGCGAACGAGGGCGGCTCTTCCCCGAATGCATCCGACGAACAACAATCCTGGTGGACCTTTATTTTTGATTATGGGAGAACTTACCAAAAGAGTAGAAAACACGTATTTTTATTTACCGCCATATAATATTAGGATGTTAACCAAACGTTTTTTACAAGTTCACAAGGTAAATATCGCCATTGTTATTTTTATTCTCATTTTTGGGGTCATCCATTGGACCAAACCGTCGCTCATGTATAATTCGGACGGAGGGTTTCGTCCCTTTGGGGTGGGGTACGCGCATAAAACGGTGATACCCATGTGGATTGTGGCAATTATCTTGGCCATACTTGCGTATTTAGCCGTGTTATTTTTTATTGCTTATTTCTAACCCGTCTGGGCTACACGAACCCTTGTAAAAATGAATATTTGCTGTTAACAGATATTCATTGGCAAAAGTATCACATAAAGGGTCAGCGAGCAAAGCACGCAACCTTCACCCCCTTTGGGGGATCTGAGAAGGTTCCTGTATCCTGTAAAGGGAGGTTCGTACAAGGAACCGTAGGTTCCTGTAAATTGATTATGTGTATGGCATGGTATTCACGGCCAATAAAATACTCACATAGGAGGCCAATACGATCCAGATATAGTGTCCAATGGTGTATTTTTGTAACACTAGGCGTAATAAATTGTATCTCGCGCGGTTCGCCACGTCACTTTTCGAGTCTTTCATATAAGATTCTTTATCCGGCCTCTGGTCCGGGTCAAATATGCTAACGTCGATATAAAAAGCAGTATCGCGGACGTTCGTATCCGCCGATTTACTCTCGGGATTTGCCACGAATAATTTGTCGAAATGTTCGTGGAAATTTGCCATAGTAAAAGTCGTTAACAAAAACCCCAAATCCATTTTTAACCCCAGGTCTTTTACCTGCGGTTTATTCGGATCAAAACCAGTTTGTTTAAACATACCCATGACAGAATTTTTGTTGGAAATCCAGTCCAACATCCAAGTTCCTAGTGTGTTCTCAAACACCTCGACTAAACTCGGCACATTGTTTATCACCACCAGCGTTCCACCCACAATACTGAAAAAATACACAGTCGTCATATAAAACATCATTCCGTAATCATTTACGTCCAATACCACCTGGAAAATCAAAATGTTCAGACAAAATACAATCATCCACAATACAAAAAATATGAAATAGAATTGCCCCGAAAAACGTCCGCCAAAATAATCGTTAAAATTACTTTCCGTATAAAAATCTTTTTTTTGTGGGCCGTAAATTGGCTCCATTAAACTATCTAAAAGAAGGAATATCGAGTTGAAATAATAAATCAAACCCAACAGCAGGGTTAATATGAAAAATACTCCTACTAGCACACTTGTTAATTCCACGTTTTTATTCGGTTGTCCGGCCAATGGAGCAGTAGTAATCGCACCAAAATCGGTTCGGTTCGCATTTCCTTCGATAATATTTTTCATACCCTCCTTAGTCTCCATCTTAGTCTCCATCTTATTTCCCATCTTAGTGTCTATCTTAGTCTCTATCTTATTCTTGTCCTCGTCGGCCTCTTTTTCTTTTTTGGTGAATAATTCAAAGGGCGTGGGCATGTTATAATATACATTCATGCTAGGATGGACGATTATACTATATGAAATATAACTATGTTTTTTTAGCGTAAAAAAATCGTGGATATACCTTATATGGAATACCCACGTCTCATCGAAGCCAATCTACGGGGATATTTACAAGAAAAACTCCATTTATGCCACGAAAATAAGGCGACCCTCTACGTATGGACCTTTAACATTGGCATTTTTTTGGCCTTTATAATCGCCCTCGGTCTGGTTTTATATTTCAAACGGCGCTCCATGGACGTCCCAGAATATGTTAAACAAGAAAAAATGTTACGAGAACAAAATTACATCTTATCTAAAATTCGCGATTATCAGAATTACGAAAAGCGGAAACGGCAAGAAACGTCTATGATTACCGACTTACCCTTTACATATGATCCCAATGTCGGTATCGATATGACGTTCTGAACACGGCAAGTACAAGTACATCGAAGGAAAATATTTATCAATCGTTTGTATATAGGTCCGCCACCATGTCGGTAAATAAATCGGGCAGTTATGCTCCGGATATTATTCAAGAAGAACGGGAATCCATCATTCGCGATGCCAATACCGCCCAAACCCAGCTAGAAAACTTGATTCAATCTTTGAAACCCGAAATCGTCGAACTCAATTTACAGTCGGCGTTCTCCGGTGAACTCGATCTAAGCGTCTTGTCCGCCAAATTCCCCCGATTGAGAACCTTGTCATTTGGACCCGGCAAGATTATATCGATACGCAACCTTCCCACCGGTATTTCTAAATTAGTTTGTAGTAACAATCTCTTGGTCAGTCTGGAAAATCTGCCCGGTTCTCTGCTTTATTTAGACATTACCCACAATTTTGTGAAAACCCTCGACCTGACCAAAACGTCCTATCTGGAAGAATTACATTGTAGCGACAACCGGTTGGAGAACCTCATCCATTTGCCCCCGAGTCTGACACAATTGTACTGCGACCGCAACAAACTCCAACGTCTCGATTTGACGGGTTTGACTCACCTTAAAATTCTCCACGTTTCCGATAATCCTCTCCTGGTCGTCGAAAACGTTCCCCAGGGTATTCACGAATATGTCGCCGAAAATAACCCCCTCGCACAGGAAAAAAACAATTACGATTATGCGGAGTGGGAATACGAAGACGATATCCGCGCCGAAGAAGCCTATTTGGATAAAAAGCACGTCAAAGACCGTAAAATCAAATACCTCGACGCCCTCAACGTTTACTTTAAACTGAAACGGGAATATGAAGCCGACCGGTTGAATCGCCGCCGCACAGCATTCAAAAAAGGGGCTACGCGCAAACAGGGCGCAAAACGCGCTCAGATGGTTCAGGGTAAATGCCTTAAATGTAAACGCATGGTCGGCATGGTTTTTTATACCGACGCCAACGGTCATGTCGCACATTGTGGCGATAACAGCAAACCCTGTGATTTCCACATTAAATTGCTTCGCGGTAACTTCTCGTTTAGCGATTATTATTTTTACCTGTTTTATGAACAATTGGAAACGGAAAAAATCGAAATTATTCGTCAAAAATTGGATTCTCTCTTTAGTTACGTCAGCGAGGAAACTGCCGTGAAAGAATTTAAAAGGGTGTTGGAGAGTTACAACGATACCACGGCTCTGTTCGGCGATTTTAATCAGCGCAACAATGAGCTCTATCACAACAAGGATAAACAGGAGATGATTGCGAAAAAACGCGCGCAAATTTTCCGCATTTTAGCACAAATTCAGGGAATGGTACAAGAGTACCAACGCGAACCGAGGGGGGCGGAATCACAACACGCGGCTTACGGGGGGGTCACAGGTACTCTCCATACCGCCATGGAACTTTACGCCAAAGATCTGTTGCCGGAAATCGACAACCTTCGTCGCCTTAAATATGGGACGATTGAAATGGAAAACGACGTTTTGAATCAACAGCCTGTCGGGATCCAGGATTTGGAATATACCTACGGTGACATGCCCAGTGTTGAAAAATTCCGCGGTGTATAGCACCCGTGCTCTCGGAATACATCCCGATTATTTATTTGTTAATTTAAATTTACGCTAGACAATGTAACACAATTTACTGTCTATATGTATTCCAATGATGACCCGTTGGATAATATCATCGAAGATGCCGGAAATATACGGCCACTTTCAGAAGAACAAATATTATTTTTGTGTGAGAGACCACGCACAGATATTATAGGGGTACTGATTACCTTGAATCATAGTCTACAACTCGCAATAGAAGCTATTTCAGATAGCCAAATGAATACCATGCGACAAAATAACGATAATTTTTCCGCAATGGTCTCGCGTAAAGTTCAAGTGGCCAGAAAGAAGGATCTGGAGGATACCTATACAAACAATTCGGGTAAAACATTGAGCGAATCCCTTTCTATCAAAAACACTCGGAAAGTATTTTCTGAGAACTGTAAGCAGTCGTGATATCCGCGGAAAATTGATTCGCGTCATCTGTTGTAAACACAACGGATAACGTACCATGACCACGATTTATGTTATTTTCCACATTACAATTAAGGCTGCCAATGTGTTCACCTTGAACCAATGTGAAATTACCGAAATCATCCAAAAACAGGCGGAAAAATATACAGGAACGACCGGAGAGTGGCGATGGAGAAAAATTGTGGAAGGCGAAGAATTCGAAGCCGCGATGAACACCTTCCCCCCATTTCACAGTCATGACTCATGATCGAAAAAAATGTAGGTAGAATATATACTTTAGCAGAATCATGCCTCGTTGCCCCACCGGATTCCGTAAATGCTTCAGTGGCCAGTGCGTCAAGAAACGCACGGGTTCGCGCAAGAAGTGCGCCAAAGGTACGCGCAAATGTGCCAACAAGAAATGTTACTCCAAGTCCTATCGTTATCACATGGGGCAGAAACGCAGACGTACCATGCGTAAAATGTAAGGAGGTTAAGTGCGAAAATTGATCCTTTTTTCACACAATATGAAGGAAATTACACTTCATATTGTATACCATGATACAACTATGCTCCGATATTCATTTGGAACGCGGCGACATTACAAAAAACGATTTCCCCGATATTCTCACTCCCTCGGCGGACATTCTGGCGCTGGCCGGCGATATTGGTGATCCTTTTACGGATATTTTCGAGGAATTCATTCACTACTGTTCGCAACATTTCCAATATGTGCTGTTTGTCTCGGGAAACCACGAATATTATGACCACGACATTTCTTCTACAGATAAATGTATCGAGGGTCTCTTTGGTTACTACACCAATGTGATTTATTTGAATAATCGGTCGTTTGACTATGAGGGTATTACGTTTGTAGGAACCACCCTGTGGTCGGCCATTTCGGAGAACACGTCTGCCTATTCATTGTCTACCTACGGCGATTTTCGCAACATTAACGATTTCGACCACAAGATTTCCAGTCAAATGCATCAACGCAATGTGGCATTTATTCGTGAACAGTTGAACAAATCACCCTGTATTGTTATCACCCATCACGCACCTTCCTACACCTGTATTTCCGACGAATATGCGGGAAACTCTCTCGTCTGCTGTTTTGCGTCTCATTTAGACGATTTGTTGGCACATCCGAATATGTTGGGCTGGATATATGGACACACACATCATAATATGTGTTCGTTCACCGAAAATAAATTCCTCTACGCCAATTGTTATCGCACCGATAATTACAATCCTCAGGGTGTGCCGTTACAGCTTTGAACATTACGACAAATCAATTGTGTATATATCGCCCAAAGTTTTGGCAATTGTGAATATACAGGTGGAACCACGGTTCCCAATCCCGCGCCTTTTGGTAGATCTGCGGGTCCAACTCTAGCAAGGTTTCCAAGGAACGCCAGGTGGTCTGGTTCTCTAAATCCGATGGCATCAACCTTTTGGATAAATCGCACGCGTCCAAATATAACAGTCGTATTTTTCCGGGCACTTTTTTTCCTGTACCAATTTTCCACAGGTTGCGCGGTTGGGTGATGTCCACGTCGGGAGAGAAATCCAGCAAATATATGTTTCGAAGGTACGTTTCGTTCTTTTGAAACGGTGTAGTTTTCAACAAAACCACGTGGTGGTTGTTGCACCGGAGCAAATTCGAATTGAATAGGGGTGTGTTGGTCACATAGGTAAATAAATATCCGAATACCTGGTCCACGGATAAAAATAGGGAAAAAAATAGTACAAATGGGGTAATCTTCATGTATACTATTTACACGGATGTTTTACGTAAATGGTTTCAGTTCCAATTGTTTATAATCACGGTTATGTTGTAAAGGACGTTCCAGGGGAACTACCAACGTGCTCGCATCGCGGCAATATTTCTCGTAACTAACCGCTTCATTGTAGACACTGGGAATCGCGTAATCGAGAACAACCTTGTTTAGACGTTCTATCTGTCCCCGGATGTTGTCCGGATAGTGTTCCGCATACTGAAGATACATCCCCCGCATAATGACCTTCAACTGCTGAACATTTTGGTTAGGCAATATGTAGCGGTTCTTCGATAATTTGTATACCTCGGCTTTGATGGCGTTTTGAATGATCTGCATGTTCTCCGCCGAGAAAAATGCCGTCTCCAATGCGTTGTGTTCCCAGGTTCCGGTCAATGCGTCGCGGTAGTCGGTCGGCTTATTTTTCAAATCGATTTTTTCCGTCATTTGAAACAGCAAGTGTTTAGCAGGGGGCTCCATGATATTCACACGGCCGTTGTAACTTTCTAAATCGATGATTTTATTCGAGTATGCCGACAGGGAGGTACCGTTGCTCTCCAACAAACTGCTGGTCTTTATATTCTTATAAGGAGCATAGGCCGACATTTTACCCGGCAAATCATTTGAATAATAAGAATACATTTAGTATACGATATATTATATTATAATATATTATAATAGCTTGTTCATGGACATATTTTACTCGGTTGTATTAGGTATTGCTACACTGGCTTTAATCATTATGTTTATTGTAATGGGCGTTCTCATTTCTAAAAACAACGCCACTACAACGTATCCCCCTTACGTCAACACTTGCCCCAATTACTGGATGTCCGATGCCAGTGGCAATTGTTACATTCCTCAACCTACCGGTACCGCGGCGGCACCCGCCGTCAACATCGGTAACTTTAACCCGAATAATACGCCACAAGATTTTAAAATGGCCGGATTGAATGCTAGCCAGACCTACATTAATTTCAACGACAAGGCCTGGGCAACGTTGGGTAAAAGCGCCACCTGTGCTAAAAAAACGTGGGCAGTTGGTAACGAAATTTTATGGGACGGAATAAGCAATTACAACGGTTCGTGCTAAATACGGGAACCTATGTCCCGGAAGGTAAAACAAAAAATATTATATTATTCTTACAAACAACATAAAGAACTGTCAGTATCTATGTTACCCCGCGTTTTTAGTTCAGTGGTAGAATGCAACCCTTCCAAGGTTGAGGCTCGGGTCCGATTCCCGAAAGACGCATTTTTTTTATTTCTTCGGGACAATCTTCATCTTTTTGGGCGCGGCGGGTCCATTCGGCTTTCCCCGTTGAATCATTTCGCGTTTAGCGCGGTATGTTTCGTACTCGGTTTCAAATGTCTCCAACTCGTTCAGCCACATTCGCTCCAACGATGTGCTTTGGAGCAGTCGCAATTCCGCCAATGTCGTGGCGTGTTCTTTCTGTAAACTCTCGACATTTTCTTGTGTGACGGAATTCATCGGCATCTTGATCAGATAACTGTGGTCACCGTCAATCGCATCGAATTTCCGGGCCACCATCAGGTCGTTCACTTGCTGCGCCGTCTTCTTGCGGAGATCCACCACGTCGTCCAAGGTTTCCTGAATGTAGCGTACCCGGTTCGACAGACGCATCATCTTGCGTTCCAGTGCCGCCACCAAATAATCCTTGCGCTTCTGATACGTCCGCATCCGTATCGGCACAAAGGCCTCCAGGATTTCGTAGACGTCGGCGTATTTGTGTAACCGACAGTTGGCATCAAACAGATGCATGTTGGTGGTGCTCACCGTCGTCGTCAGTTTGAGTAATTTCTCGAGACCGTTGACACCGTGTTCGTCCGTCTTCTGCTCCAACTCCGCAATCTTGCCTCGGGGAAATTGAACGGTAATGTCGACCAACGTGTCCGTACTGACCGACGTGAAATCCTTGACGACCGGCGGAATCTTCTTCCCCGCCTTGTCCACCCCGCCATCTACCAATGACTCCAAAAACGTAATGTAAGGCATTGTCCAGGTACCCACCGGCAATTCCGTGATGCGGATCTTGTCCTCGGCCAATTTTTCATACACACCCTTGATGAGATACTTGGATGCGTTGTCCCGAATTTGTGTGATGGTGCCTTGGAACCCTTCATAATAAGGCAAGAACGCAATCGGTTGGTTTACCGCGCATAGGCGATTCTTAAGGTACTGGACAATTTGCCGGGGATTAAACGCCGGAATGCTAGACGAGAACCCCGTACCAATGCCCGAAATGCCGTTCATCAAGCAAAAGGGCAGGATGGGGACGTAGAACTCGGGTTCCACCAATGTCCCGTCGTCATTGAGATAATCCAAGATGGGATCGTCCAATTCGGGAAACAGAGCCCGGGTCAGCGGATTCAGGTAGGTGAAGATGTATCTCTCTGATGCCGAATCGTCGCCCCCCGAGAGACGTGTGCCAAACTGACCACACGGTTCCAACAGCGGAATATTGTTGGACCCCACAAAATTCTGTGCCATGTTCACGATGGCGCCGTTCAACGACGCCTCGCCGTGGTGATACGAGCTGGTCTCGCTCACATACCCCGAAAATTGCGCCACCTTGATTTCTGTCGTGAGCTTACGCTTAAACGCCGAATACAGGATTTTGCGCAACGACGTCTTCAGACCGTCAACCATGTTGGGGATGGAACGCGCGCAATCGTACGTGCTGAAGTGAATCATCTCTTGATCGATGAATTCCTCGTACTTGGCCGAGGGCACACTGGTATTAAGGAATGCGTGCTTGTCGTAGTTTTCCAGCCAGGTTTTGCGGTCATCCGGACGCTTTTTGTTGAATACCTTGTCGATACTGTCGTCGCTCCGCGCACCGTTGTGAACGAAATCTACGATTTTCTTGTTGGCGAAATATTCCTTGAACTCGACCGCGGTCGACGTACCCAACCCCTTGAAATATTTAATGGTCCATCCCTGTGTGGAACCGTTGGGCAATCCCTGCTTCCACGTGGTGTACTCGCCTTCGTTGTAAAATAACAGCGTTTGCTGACCCTTTTTCGCGCGCAGAATGGGCGTGTTCATGAAGGAGAGGAACCCGGGGATTTTCACGAGCGACTCCCAGGCCGAGTGAAAGACGTTGATACACAGCCCCTTGATGTGACTACCGTCCAGATCCGCATCCGTCAAAAACATCACCTTGCCGTACCGGAGATGGCGATGAACATCGGCCAGGGTCTTGTACTCACGCCCGGTTTCCAGGCCCAGAATCTTTTTGAGGTCACCGATTTCCTTGTTTTCGGAGACCTTCTTGGCCGCCTCGCCGCGGATATTGAGAAGCTTACCTTTCAGGGGATAAATCCCAATCGTGTTGCGGTCCTCGCTGCTGAGTCCCGAGACAATTCCCGACAGCGCACTCAACCCCTCGCACAGGATCAAACAGCAATCCTTGGAGTGTTCCGGCGTACCACTCCAATTCGCGTCGATGAAGTTGGCAATGCCGCGGATGGTCTTGGTCTTGCTGCCGTCCGTCTTCTTGGCCAAGCGGTTCTCCTTCGCCTCGGTCAGCGAACACGCCATGTCCATCACGCCCATCTTCGCCAGCTTCTCGACAAATCCGTCGCTCACGGTACAAGTCGACCCGAATTTGTTGGAGGGCGTGTTCATGAAATCCTTGGTTTGACTGTCAAACGCCGGGTTCTCAATGTCGCAGCGCAAGAACAACATCAACTGCTCTTTGATGGTGTTGGCATTCACCGCGATCTTCTTCTTTTTCTCAATGTACGCGCACAATTTGCGGGTAATTTGGCCCATGATGTAATCCACGTGTTTGCCACCCTTGTGGGTACAGATACCGTTCACAAAGGATATTTGTTGGAATTCGTGGGCGGGTGACAGAGCCACCGCGTACTCCCAGCGTCCACCGTCATCGGGGGCTTCATACACACGTTGTGTGGCGGGGACCGCGGGGTCCTTCGTCCCAATATACATGTCCACATATTGTTGGAAATTCTTCACGGGGATCGTGAGCCCGTTGTAGGTGACTTTGATTTTCTTCACACTATGATCCGTTACGGCCGCAATGTCGTACGTACGCTTCCGGAGCAGTGCCACCATGTCGGCGGTCAAACCCCCGGGCAGACCGAATCGCGCGTAATCGGGCTTGAATACCACCTTGGTGTATGGTTTGGCCGTCTTGGCCACCTTGGTAATCTTCGGCGGGCAAAGCTCAGAGAGGTTGTTTTTGAATTCCTGGGTATACTTCAGACCGCGGGTGTGGTCGACCGTTTCCACGTAACCGTATGTGGACCAGATGAGAACGAGCTTGAACCCGAACCCATTCTTGCCCCCGACAATGCGCTTCTCATCCTTGTTGTAATTGGTCGACGTGCGCAGTTGCCCAAAAATCATCTCGGGAATCCACACATCGTACTCGGGATGCTTCGCCACGTCAATACCGTTACCGTCATTGGCCATCGTAATCGTGCCATCTTCGGACACGGCCACATCAATCGCCGTCACCACCTTTTTATCATTTTTATTGGACTGAATCATGCGAATCACGTGGTCGCGGCAATTCACAATACCCTCGTCAAACAGCTTGTAGAGCCCCGGAATATATTCAATCGTTTTCATGACGATTTTACCCGGTTCTTGGCCGTCCTCAAACACCCACATGTTGGCATCAACATTCTCGACCGAACCAATGTAGGTGTCGGGATTGTCGAGAATGTGCTGCTTGTCGGTCTTTTGCTGGTATTGTTGAGCGAGATCAGTGGCGGACATGGTGGTATATGTAGTGGTGCCTTTTCTTTAGGTTGGTTTTTTTATATCAATTTTTGTAGGGTCCCCCCTACGCCCCCCGGGGGGGCATTCGACGTATGGACAAAACAAAAATGTGGGGGAAATACCAACATAAAGTGATGAGTATTGTAGATGATATAGAATTATGCCTCTGGTATCTTTTGTAAACAACGGCGGGAGAACCGGAAACAACATATTCCAATATTTAGCCGCGAAACTCATACAAATCAAATATGGGCACGTGTACGTTCCCTTTAAAGATGTGTTAGAAGGCGACGTTATCACAGAAACCGAATATGATACGGACTTGAGCGGTTATCACAACAATATTATCTGTAAAGGCTATTTCCAAAAAAGCGCGTTTTTTGTCCCTTATCGCGAACAACTCCTTGCCGCCATCAAAGATTGCGATGATTATTGGTTTGACGACTACGGTAACAAGGTTATGATACGCGATTTTTTTCGTCGTTCTCCGAGGGTAGTTCCGGGCAACCATGAAGTGGTAAATCCAAGTGACCATGAAGTGGTAAATCCAAGTGACCATGACGTAGTGATATCGCTCAGACTCGACGATTTCATTCAACGGCCGTGCCCCACGAGCGACATTCTCCCCCCCACATACTATTTGGGCATTCTGGAAGAGGAGATGCGAAGGGGCGGAAAACTCTTTATCGTTTCCGACATACTGCGCTGGGACTGGGAACATAAGTATGTCGAGTTTTTCCGTAAATGGTCCCCCGTCTTTTTTCACGAAGAGTTATTGACCGATTTTGCCTTTATACGCGATTGTCCGACCCTGGTACATAGCAACAGTACATTTTGTTGGTTGGCCAGTTTTTTTTCGGAAAGGTCGGACAAACGTCGGTACATTCCCAACACGCATTTTTATGTAGGCCAATCTTTGGATAAAATCGCCGAAACGGACATTGTATGCGACGTTTCTCCGCTACACCACGCCGAGGTATATGCGCTGAACATTCGCGCCTATTTACGCGGATTCATCTTTCCGTTGTCCTACAGCGTCCCCGACGAATGTGTGGTGGATGCTTCATACGAGCTATATAACAACAAAATTTACGATATATGTCCCCTAATTCCGGGGGAACGGTCTGACCATCTTTTTGGGGCGGGAGAAGAGGCCGCATATCATCAGTTGTATCAACAATCCTGGTTTGCGCATACGAAAAAAAAGGGGGGCTGGGACTGCCTACGACATCATGAAATATTGGCCAACGGTTGTATTCCCATATTCGAGAACCTGAAGGAGTGTCCGGCACACACATTAACGGCCTTTCCCAAACCATGGGTCGCGGGGATCCACACGGATATCGACATATCCACACGCCAGATGCTTATCCGGCAATTGTTGAACCAAGTTCGGCAAAACGGTACCACGCGGGCCAGCAACGACTATGTTTTAGGAAAACTCCGCAAATCACCGTCGCGGGTTCTCCTCATCGCGGGTAACTGTGGTGTGAACTATACCCGCGAGTTTTTTTGGATCGGCATGAAACGGTATCTACAATCCGTGGGGGGTGTGGGCATAGAATACCCCAAAATAGAGTATTTGTACGACGATTATCCTGCGGACCGAATGGGCGAATTACACGGCAACGGATTCACGTATACGGGGCGATTGTCCGCCGACGGAGGCTCGACCTGGAGCGAGTCCGAAATTATCGAGAAACTCCGAGACCATTTTTTTGACTTGGTGGTCTACGGGAAAGTAGGTCCCGACGAAGGCAAGGAGGGTAGTTTTCCCCATTTCCCCCTCTGGGAACACGTGTTTATGCGGTATTCTCGTGAAGAGATTGTGTGTTTATACGGCGGCGACGAATGTATTAATCTTAATGTCGACAATCATTACCGTGAGCATATTTATCTGGTGTCACAATATGCCACTTGTTTTGTCCGCGAATTGGTCGGTTTACCCGAGGCATAGACGTAAAATGTTTTGTCAAAACACTTAAAGCTTGGTCGCCTTATATTCTAAGCGGATAAGCATGTCGAATGATTCTTTAGTGCTCAAAATTGTTGAACATGACCAATATAGCGAAGAAATCCATCGGGTTTATGTTTTCTACGATCATAATTTAAATACATTTGGTATTCGGGGTGGATATGCTACGAGTAAGGGGACTGAAACCAGTTATTCATTTTACGCAGACAACTGTTGCGGCGTGTTATCATTGATGAATCTGCTTGCCACCCGGTTTTTTAAGTTGTCGTTGTGTTTGGTAAAGTTTTCGGATCTTCCTCCCGTTTCGAACGACATTTCGTTTGATCTTTTGAAGAATGCTGACCGTCGCATTGACGAAATTGTGGGGTTTGACTACGGCGACAAGCAAAACCCCATGGACGACATTCACAAGTTTTTGACGGTTCTGATGCAGGTCTACAATGATTATTAGGTGTATAATGTATAATGAGCCAAACAAACAATGGAAACATGTCATTGGTCAATTTTTGCTCCTCGAAAATGACCGGAGGCGGAGCGAAATTCGATATTGTCAATTACTGTAAAGTCCAAACACAAATTAAGGCGTTAACCAACAAAAATATTGATAATGTCAATACGCAATTTGACACCCCGTATAACAACACTTCTGTTTCCCGAGCAATGCGGTATTCGCAACTCGTGCGAAATGGCAAAAGGTAAGTCGCCCTCCCCCCCCCATTGGATATCTCAAAAATCATTTGCTCACTTTTTCTTCTTCTCTTTTTCACCTTTTTTTATCTTCTTGTCCCTTTACCCCCAAAAATAAAATATGAATTATATGTATATAATTCATATGAAACGTCCTCACCGCGCTCCCGACGGCAAATACCACATTCATGGTAAAGCTTTTCCCGAATTATTCGGTTCCAGAACCCAGGTCATGAATGCGACCGCGTACAAAACCCCGGGCAACCTCACCAAGAAAGATTTAGTGATGAATAAATGGGGACGCATTGTCTCTAAGAAGAAGCATGCGACGGCCAAGAAGGAGAGACGCTTACAAAAGTTTGGTTATTTCGCCAAGAAGGGCTCGTTCGGCTATGTCCGCAAAACGGCCAAGCGCCGCGGCGGTAGCGTCATAGAACCAAAGACCACTGGGGGCAGTCCTCTCACGCCACAGGCCATTTAGACCTTATCATGTAATTTGATCATATGTGATGAGTATATGATCAAAATAAGAGCTTGGGGGGCATTTACAGTGTCATAAATTTACAGCGTCATAACATAACGTGTGTCGGCCAAATCCGGTCCCATGTCCTGATCCGTCGTTTCCTTGTAATACATGTCATTGGTGCGCTCTAAATTAGCACGCATGTATTTCACCAAAATCGCATTCACTTTGAATATGTCCTCTTTGGATATGTAGGCGAACCATTCGTATTTGTGTCGATGAAGAATCTCGTCTTCCGGTATGTAAATTCCCACACACGACGGGTCTAAATCCAGCGCCTTTTCCTCGAAAAGTTCCTCCACCAAAATCGTTTTGCGTTTCTGGGTTTTAATACCGATGCGCTGACCCAACATCAAATTCATTTGGCCGTTTTCAATCGCTTCGATACACCATTTCGAGACATCTCCCAGAAAATGCCGTTCTTCCGTAAAATCGTGTTTCGACAAGGCCCGTTTCATGTGTTCTACCAGCTTATCAATGGTCGGGTCTTTCTTCTCACAACCCGAAAAATAAGGGTCCGGTACAAACAGCATTTTTTTCCCAGATATTTTGGAATCGTTGGTAAGTTGGCTGCTGCTAAACGTTCCCGCGGTGCGGTTCGTTTTTTCGCAAACAAACGGGCGTTTGGCCGAAATACCATCCTTGTAAAAATTCCACAAAGGTTTAGTACATAAAAACGAATCGGGCACAATCATACCACCGTAGATTTTCAGCAGACTCATCAGTCCAAGTTCTCTAAAATAAGTTTTATTGGGCTCCGCCATCGTGGGCACGTCCGCATCCCAATCCGGGATAAGCTTACTAAAGGACTCGTCGTCAATCAAACAAATGTAAAAATCCTTCTGGTTATGGTCAATCACCGATTGTATGGTGTAATGGATGTAGGGCTGATTCAAATTATACGTGTTGCGCGAACCAAAATCCTTCCATTCACGCGCATTGATCTCGTATTTCGTATGGATCCAAATCTTCGGCTTATTCGCACCATACAACGACGAATCGTTCAACAGAAACTTTTGTATGAGTTCCGCGTCGTTGTTCTTTTCGTCCATGAAATGCTGCTTGAAATGAGTTCCCACATAATTGATGATAAAAATTAGGGCCACGGCAAAAATCAAATAAATGATACTTCTACCTTTGAACATACTATACATGATTTGTATTTATACCCCTGAATATATAAAATGGCACTATATTATTTTTACACCCTTGAACATTATACACCTTTGCGCATTGAAAATGCGCGTGGTAACGGTACCGCACATCCTTTGGTTTAGTGTCGCGGACATTACATCGTCATATTATTCTCGTAATATATCACGATGACTACCGCGAATGAATTGGTTGTGTCCGAGCCCTCCTCTGCGTCATCGCAGAACCGCCGGTCCAAAGAGGACACGACCTGGTACTGTTACATTTTACGAAACCGAAATCCTAAATACGCGCATCTGACGTACAACGGTTCTACGAACAACCCTACACGACGTTTGCGGCAACATAACGAAGAAATCAGCGGCGGGGCCAAGTATACCCACGGGCGCGGAGGAGGCTGGGAAATATATTGCTTGTTGGCGGGGTTTCCCGACCACCGCAACGCATTGTCTTGCGAATGGCGCATCAAACATACCCTCGGAAAACCCGGAAAACGGCCGCCACAGCACTGTGGGATGGCCGGACGCGTCGTCGCCATGAACGACATCCTCCAATTGAATAAATGGACCCAACAATGCCAACATAACAACTGCGACAGTCAACTCACTCTGTATTTGGCCCCCGACGTGGTACAATACATGGATCTGGATAAATTGCCCGAAAATGTCACATTTGGCGGAGACATACCCGACGCTTATTCGAAAAAAACGTAATACTCAATCGCATATTTTGATTCGCTGTATTTTATTTCAGAGGTAAACATCACGCCATTGGCTTTACATATTTGTCGGACAATGTTCGTAAACGATTTGTATGTGAGTTTGCGAGTTACATAAAACTGTTTGGATGTGTGGTAATAATCAACAATCTCGTTAAAAAAATCCTTGTGATATTCGTGAAATACTAGTTTTCGGAAAGCGTTGTTGTCTACCACATAATATTTGTCCTTTTTAAGGCATATTTTGTCTAATAATTCGAATAAAATACTAATATCTAGATGTTGGCAAAATAACTGACTCATTTATACAAAATATACATTAAGAACCCATATTTTTATGTGGAATTCGGCCCAATAAATTGTGTCTCTACAAGGAAAATACGGGCTGGGAATTCCAGAACTCTGCTATGACGCAATTGTAAAACAACACTGCCGCGAACACGGCGACGAATTGGCCAACTAATTGCCAGGTATCGGTATGTGACGAAGTTTCACTGAAACGTTTCTCCTCCAGTTGGCGCAACTTTTCCAAATACAGAATTGCGTCCATGTGTTCTTCTTGCGCATGGTTGATCCATTCTAAAACAGACAGGTCGTCACGATCCAGGTCTGTGCCATATTTAGCCTTGCCAAATTCGGCGCGTTTCAGGAACTTCTGTAGTACCGACGCTACTACACTGTCTACACGGTTTACACGGTAGTGAATGTCATCTGAACCAGAAGACTCGGAATATGATTCATCGCTCGAAGAGTCCGATTCCGACCCGCTGGGATCGTACATATGACCAATTTTATTGTACATGATGGGGGTGAAAATACTCATTGTTCTACAGATGTGGTAATTATTACTGGACAATATTTATGTCTTTTCGATAAATCAATTTTTTTCACGGAGACAATATCACGCGCAAAATTTCGTGGGTAAACATTGCCAATTCGACAGAATCCTCGTGGATGTTGTGGAATATTGTGATATATTTACAAATAATGGGAATCGACTGATATTTTTGCTCTTCCGTAAGCAGCGGGGTGCTTTTCAGGAATGTGAAGAAATAATCCAAAATGTCGATTACTGAATACCCGTACTCGTAAATCTCTTGAAGAATATGGATTGCTTGCGCTAAATCGTTCTGCGACAGGGCGTCTAGATACCGTTCAAACTGGATAAAGGAGATATTTGAGCATATTTTCTTACACATCTCCAAATCGACGGGCGAATCGGGTTCCCCCGAGACAATATAAATCTTTTCTAAATTATTAATCACGTTTCGGATTGATCTACCCGATATTTTCAACAGATAATCGCGGGATGCTTCGTCCATCACGATGTTCTCCTTTTCAATGATATTTTCCATGATGCCGCGTATTTGTGGTTCGGTCAATGCGGGTATTTGGAGAATATTTACCCGGGACTGGATACTTTCGATAATCTTTTGGATGTTGGAACACACTGCAATGAAATTCACATTGTGTTTGTATTTATCAATGTAATTGCGAAACACTTGTTGGCTTTGTTCATTGATCGTGTCCATGTCTTCGATAATGATCAGTTTCTTCTTCCCGTAAATGCCGCAATGAGAACGACAAAATGTTTTCATTTCTGACCTGAAAAATTGTATGCCCTGTTCTTTTAAATTATTGATGAAGAGGATGTTGGATTCCGAAATGGGGTCGTCGCGTTTTAGTCCGTAATATTCGCGGATCATCGCATACAAAAAACTGGTTTTACCGGAACTGGGTGCGCCAACCAACAATAAATTCAGTTCGTCCATATTGAAGAGGGTCTGGAGAACGGTCTTGAAATCGGGGTCCAGTCGAAAATCGTCAATGTGGTACGGTTTATATTTGGAAATAAAGGTGGGAGCAGACAGTTTTTTATTGAACATGTCTTTCAACTAGTAACGTAATATGGTAAAAACTGTGTATGTGGGTTTTTATCATAATTATGTTTGGTCCTCTTTTCGTAAATGGGTATTACGCGCAATCTCTTTCATGATTTTGGGGTAGGCTTTCATGCGTTCGTCGTGCGGCTGGACAACCGTCTGCATCAATTTCATCCACATTTGTCCGGTGGGGCTGTCGAGATCTTCGTTCTCGGCCGCCGTGGCTTCGCGCCAATCCACAAAACTGTTGACGCCTTGTTTGGCGGTCCACTCCAGAGCCTCGATGAGTTTTTCCTTGTCCTCGTGCTTTGTCCACTCATCGTTGTCTTTGATATACATGATTTCACGCTTCAAATCTGTGAAATGAATGGGGCGGTTGTAGATGCTCAAAAGTTTCAGGTTGTCCAACAGGATTTTGGTGACGCCTTTTTGGAACCCATTGTCGGCCTGGTGGTAGAGGTGGTCAAAGGTGATGTTCATGTTACTGATGAAATCGTAAATATTCATGGCGTCTTTGCACTTTTCGTTGAGAAACACATTGACGGTACAGTGGTTGTTGGTGATGCTGTTGTCGGTATTGTGTTGTATATTGGTTTGGATGATATTGGTTTGGACATTGTGTCTTGTGACTAATCCGACGCTGTCTTTCATGGTGTTGGCTATTTCCAACATCTGGCCGGTATTTTCAGACACCTTTTCAATGACCTTTTCCAACACGGTGGCGTTGTTTTCCGTGACTTTTTCCATCATGCTTGCGTTGTTCTCTGCGATTTTTTCCATGACGTTGGTATTTGTTTCTAGCATTTTTATCACCACGTTTTCGTAGACTTCTTTTTTTATTGCTTCGATATCAATCTCACCGGGATGTTTGTTATCTTCCTCTTCGGCGGCCTTTTCTTTTATGGGTAAGAGACCCAACCGACATTTGTTGGAATGGTCCCAACAACTCTTGTAGTTGTCGTATTTTTTTTGACACTTGACACATACGTATCTCTTTTCCATTTCAATGAGTGCGCCTTCCTTGTTCTCATAACTGGTGTGTTCTTTGGATTTCTTGTGCTTTTCCGACTGTTTTTTATTATTGGTGTGGTATTTACAGTGTTCACAATAATATATGGTTTGGACCTTTGCCCCTTTTATCTGGCCCGTATTCACGTTATTCTGGAATTCTTCGTGGCGTTTTAAATGTCTTGCTGTTAGAAGATGGCGTTCTAGGTCGCATTTTCGTTTCCATGTACAGTCACACTCATTACAATAATATGATGAAAAGTGTTTTTCGGGTAGAAAACTTCTGGATTTATCTGACATTATACTAAATGTCCAGATAAAAGCGGCAACTACGGGAACCTACGGTTCCCCGTACGCCCCTCCCTTGGAAATGCCCACCTTCGGTGGGCATAACGACACGTAAATTTCAAGGTATTTTGTTGTTTGGTTCTCCCCCTTTTGAAACTGGAAAGGTCGCCGGCGATGCCTCCTCGCGGTTTGTAACCGAGGAACAACAAACTCCGGCTGCTTTTATGGTTGATTCTGGGAGAACCTTCCAAAGTAATAAAAAACACGTAAATTTCATGTATTTTGTAGATGGGTTCTCCCCCTTTTGAAACTGGAAAGGTCGCCGGCGATGCTTCCTCGCGGTTTGTAACCGAGGAACAACAAACCCCGGCGCCTTTTATGGTTGATTCTGGGAGAACCACCCCCAACTTTTTATTTTCCACTTTTTATCTGGATTTTTAGTGGCAAAAAAGCGGCGATGCTGTGGGGGTGCCTAAGAAGACATTCCCATGTTGTTACTGAAATACATCACGATGATGTACCGGGTTGACAACAAATTGGTTTATCGAGCAGAAATGTCTGGATTTATATCTGGAAAACGCCACTTTTTATCTGGATTGTCCAGATAAAAAGCGGCAAGGGTCCCAAAGCCCCCAAAAACGCTCCTTAGCATGTTTCAGAATTATTTTTTTGGTATTTACAGCATAATGCTCACAAACTGCTTTTCAAAAACGGCCAAAAAAGTGAAAAACAAAAGTCCCCCGCCCTTTTTGAAAAATGGACATTTTTAAAATGTCCAATTTTAAAATTTTCAAAATACTTTTTATAGAGATTTTTTTAATTGCCGCTTTTTATCTGGATTTTTAGTGGCAAAAAAGCGGCGATGCTGTGGGGTTGACTAAGAAGACATTCCCAGGTTGTTA